TCCCAAGGTAGTGGAGCTAATATTACTATTCCACCAGGGGATGTAAAAGTAGTTTATTCAGACGGAGCAGGAAGCGGAGCAGCAGTCGTTGATGCTTTTGCTAGTCTTAATGTTGGTGCTTTAACAGCAACCTCACTAGACATCTCTGGCGATATAGATGTAGACGGAACTACTAACCTAGATGTAGTAGATATTGATGGTGCTGTAGATATGGCTTCTACACTACAAGTTGACGGAGCTATTACAGGTTCAAGCACAATCAATGGCGTAGGTATTATTTCTAATATCACTAACTTCTCTAATGGTATTCTTATCAGTAATGATGCAGGTACAGGCACTTTATCTACAGCATCTAATAATACGGGATTAGGTTTTGAAGCATTTGATGATTTAACAAGCGGTGATGATAATACTGCTATAGGTTTTAAAGCACTTACAGTTTTAACTACAGGTTCAAATAATACAGGTATAGGTGCGAGAGCATTACTTAGCAACACTACAGGTGGTGCTAATACTGCTATAGGTGAAAATGCTTTATATCAAAACACTACAGCTAACTTTAATACAGCAGTCGGTTATCAATCACTTGATGCAAACACCGAAGGTACTGTAAATACGGGAATTGGTGCAGACGCATTAACAGGAAACACTACTGGTGATGCAAATACAGCAATTGGTGCAAGTGCATTATCAGCTAATACAACAGCAGACAATAATACAGCAGTTGGTAGAAGTGCTTTAGAAGCAAACACTACAGGTGCAGGTAACGTAGCTGTTGGAGCAGAAGCATTAGATTCAAATACAACTGGTGGATATAGCGTTGCTATAGGTAATAGAGCATTACAAGCAAATACTAATATAGGTGGTAATGTAGCTATTGGTGCTGATGCTATGTATACAAATACAGTTGGAGATAAATGTGTAGCTGTTGGTTCTGATGCTTTAAAATTAAATACTACTGCTGTTCATAACACAGCAATAGGTTTTGCTGCACTTACTGCAAATACAACTGGTGGAAACAACACAGCAGTTGGTAAAGGTGCTCTGGATGCTAATACTACAGCTACAAACAACACAGCAGTTGGTGTAGATGCTTTAGGAGCAAACACTACAGGTTTTGACAATACAGCTTTAGGTGCTAATACTTTATTAACAAACACAACAGGCGATTACAATACAGCAGTTGGTAAAAACGCACTATATTCTGCTACAACAGCAAACTATAACACTGCTGTTGGTTTTAATGCTGCATCTGATAATACTACAGGTACAGAAATTGCTGCATTTGGTGCAGGTGCATTAGGTGCAAATACTACTGGTAGTTATAATTCTGCTTTTGGAAGTGGCTCCTTAGATGCTAATACAACAGGAGCTAACAATACAGCTATGGGTTTCAATTCTCTTGGATTAAACACTACAGGAAATAATAATGCAGCATTTGGTTACAATGTATTAAGCAGTAATACAACTGGTCAATATAATATTGGTATTGGTGGTAATGATTCTACAAACCTATCAACTCTCGCTAACAATACAACTGGTAGTTCTAATGTTGCAATTGGTATGGCTGCTTTACTTAATAACAGTACAGCTTCAAATAATACCGCTGTTGGTTATCAGTCTTTAAGAGCAAACACTACAGGTGACCAAAACACAGCAGTTGGAGCTTATGCCTTGGATGCTAATACAACAGGTACTAGAAATCACGCATTTGGTGTAGAAGCATTAACATCCTGTACTACAGGGGATAACAACACAGCTTTAGGGCATACATCAGCAGCAAATTTAACAACTGGTTCAGCTAATGTTTCAGTTGGATATAATAGTTTTACTGCAGCAACTACAGCAGCTAGAAGTGTCATTATTGGAGTAGATGCAGGAGATGCAATTACCACAGCTAGTAATAATACAGCAGTTGGCTATCAAGCCCTTGGTGCAAACACTACAGGTGATAGTAATACAGCAATTGGACATATAGCATTAACAGACGTTACAACAGGAATAGGTAATACTGCTGTTGGAAAAACTGCTGCACCTAACATTACAGATGGTGATTATAATGTTTCAATAGGTTTTGAAGCAAACGAAGATTTAACTACTGGAAACAATAATACATCTATTGGTATGCAATCAGCTAAAAATGCTACAACTGGAAGCAATAACACCTGTCTTGGTAATTTAGCTGGACATAGTAGTTCTCCATTTACTCTTACTTCACAGAGTAATAAAGTTGTTATAGGAAACGATAGTGTAGATGCAGCCTATATAAGAGTTGACTGGACTGTAACTTCTGATGCAAGAGATAAAACTGAAATACAAGACATACCAGTAGGTTTAAATTTAGTTAATGATTTAAGACCAGTATCTTATAAATTTACCGATAACAGAGAAAATAATAATCCTATAGGTAAAACTAAATATGGATTTTTAGCTCAAGAAATTTTAGAAATTGAAGGTAATAATCCTGTTATAGCTGATAATGAGCAAGAGGATAAATTAAAAATAACTAACGCTAATTTAACAGCAGTATTAGTAAAAGCAGTACAAGAACTTTCATCACAAGTAGATGAATTAAAAGCCGAAATACAAACTTTAAAAGGAGAATAATATGGCAGTAACAAAAACAATAACTAAATGCACACCTTATGAAAATGCATCTAGTAAAGTAGATAAGTGGGATATAGAAATGAAGTATGAAAACGATAGTGAGGGCGATAGCACTTACTATACTTCTACTTTTAGCACTACAGTAAATCAAACAGATACTAATCCAGACGGTAGTACAACAACTAACTTTACACTAAAAGCTAAAGGTAGTTGGTCTAATGCTAACTTAGTAGCTATATGCCCTGTATCACGATGGGATACAGTATTTGCTAGTCAGGTAGATAGCGTTATAACTAACCCACCAGTTGAAAGCACACCTGACTCGGCATTTAACGTACCTAGTTAAGTATGGACGGACATCCTTTTCAGATGCACAGTATGCCTGCGGTATATGTGCTAGAAACACAAATGCCTCAAGATATGATTGATAGCGTTAATGATTATATGGACGAATATAAACATGATAAAAACAAACAATCATTAGCTAATACTTTAGTAGGGCAAATAGATAAAGGAGAACAGTTACTGTTAGATCATAATGATAAAAGAATGGTTGAGTATAATAATTTTATCTGTAACCTTGGTGTTGAATATATTAATCATTTTTCTGCTTCGGGTAATAGTCTTAAAGGTCCTAAACAAGTTCAGATAGACGAAACCTGGTCAGTACATAGTTACGATGGTGACTACAACCCTATACATGACCACGGCACTAAAACATTAATGGGTATATCAACAACAGCCTGGACTAAAGTACCACCACAAATAGGTAACGTTAATGCTCAATCACCAACTTATTCGCTATATAACGAAAGTGGACATTCAGACGGCTGTATAGCATTTCAATACGGACAAGTTTCCGTTATAGATAGTGAAAGATTAAAACCAGCTCAATCATTTGTTATGACTCCAGAAGTAGGAAAACTATTAGTATTCCCTTCTTGGCTACAACACATGGTTTATCCCTTTAAAGGTGAGGGCGAAAGACGAACAATCGCATCCAATTTAAATTGTTGGGATGTGCAACAACCAACACCCCAGGAGGTGCAATAATGGCAAAAGCCAAAAAAAATAATGTTGAGGTAGAATTTACGCCTGAACAAAAAAGTTTTCAAGCTCATATACAAAGTTTGTCAACAAAAATAAATCAACATCAATTTGAGATTGACGAGTTAAGGCCAAGTCTGAATATGTATCAGCAAGCCTTGACTGAAAGCATGAAATCACAAACTGATGATATTTCAGAGGAGAAAAAATGATGGTAGATATTATTATGTGGGTTACCACAATAGTTACGGTTGCTAGTTTAATAGCTGCAAGTACGCCAACACCTAAAGATGATGCTTGGATAGGCAAACTATATAAGTTTGTGGATCTTCTAGCTCTAAACATAGGTAAAGCAAAGGAGAAATAGTATGGGTATTTTATCTAAATTTTGGGATAAAGTTACTGGCACTGAAAAAGTCCAAGTAAGATCCAGGAATAAAAAAGGTCATTATGTTGCAGATGATAAATCGACTCCAGATGTAAATGAGGCTTACACGACAGTAAGAAAAAAAAGAGGTAGGCCTGCAAAGGTATCTATCGACAATAACGAATAATGGCTACAGTAAAAGATGCGCTCAATGCAATAGAGTCTCACGAAAAAGAGTGTAAGGCTTTGTATAAAAGTATTGATAAAAGATTAGAAGACGGATCAAAACGTTTTGACAAACTTGAAAACATGATCTGGGCCGTTTATCCATTTATTGTAGGAGCTATTGTAATTGCGGAGCTGATCTAAATGGACTCCGTAGTACAGCTAATAAACGAAGTAGGTTTTCCCATAGCAGCAGCTATTGGTCTTGGTATGTTTATTTGGAAGTTAATCAATAAAATTATTGATGGCATGGAAACAAAAGTAGATGTACTTGATGAAAAAGTATCAGCTCAAATATCTGAAATAGAACAACGATTAGGTCAAAAACTAGACTCACAACACGGTATATTGGTTGCTCTTATAGACAGAGTAAGATCCGTAGACAATGAGATTATTAGACAAGATACCCTTCTTAAGACTATATTAGGAGTACCACAGCTAATGCACACCGATAGGTTAGCTAAAGCTGATAGAGACGACCAGAGAAAAGACTAATGACAGCAAGTTATAAAAAAAGAGGAGTTACCAAAAAACAAATAAGGCAAGAAGAAGCTGCAAAAGCTAGAGTAGGCGCATGGTTTATGTTTGTAGGACTTATAATTTTTGCATTAGTTTTAGTGCAAAACACTAAAGCGGATCAAATTGTTCATAAATTTAAGTCACCTTCATTTTCTGGTATTGGAACTTCTAGTCACTATCTTACGATTGAGAACCAAGAGTTTAATCGTAAAATGTCCATAAAAGAAGAAATTAAGGCACTACAAGAGCAAATAGAGCGTGATAAAGAAAACACAACTTTAGCTAGATTCATTCGTAACCTGGAGTCCAGAATCTATGCACAGCTTTCAAGACAGCTAGTAGAAAACCTATTTGGAGATACAGCCTCTACATCTGGAACTATTGAGCTAGAAGGCAATATAATAACTTACACTAGCGATGGACAATTTATAACTTTAAAAATAACGGATCCCGATGGCAACATTACAGAAATTACCCTTCCTATTGGTTCTTTTACTTTCTAGTTGCGCTATAGTCGATGTTCAAAAAGATACCTACGCACAAAGGTTTCCAAGTAAAGGATTAACAGAAGCAAGTATTTTTTCTTTACAATCAGAAGAATTAAAGAACATACAAAAACCAGAAGTACAGCCAGTAGTTGCTGTTTATGCAACTGCTTTTACTGATCAAACTGGACAAAGAAAAAGCAACAGTGAGTTTGCTTTATTTAGTACAGCCATAACTCAACAACCTAGCACTTTACTTATACGAGCATTAAAGCATGCGTCTAACGGTGAGTTTTTTCGTGTAGTTGAGCGTGTGGGCCTAGATAACCTAGTAAAAGAAAGACAGCTCATTCGTAGTGCGCGAGAACAGTTTGCTGAAAAAGAAGAAGACAGGAATGTACCACCACTGCTGTTTGCAGGTGTCTTGCTCGAAGGATCTGTGATAAGCTATGATACAAACTTAAAAAGTGGTGGCGCTGGTGCCCGCTTTCTCGGTGTGTCTGGTAGTGCGCAATATCGAGAAGATACCGTAAGCGTTAGTTTGCGGATGGTTTCAGTCGCAACTGGTGAAATTCTTATTGAAGTATTAAGCCAAAAAACCATTTATAGTTACGGAAGATCAAACGATGTCTTCAAATTTTATGAGTCTGGAACGGAGCTTGTAGAATTAGAAATCGGATCTGCGCGTAACGAGAGCACTACTATTGCTTTGATGAAATCAATAGAAGCAGCAGTGGTTGAGCTCATTAAGGTCGGCTACGACAGGAGATTTTGGAAGCATGAAGAAACTAAAATTAATAAACCTTGCGATGATGATGATGTTGATTGTATCGCCAGCATACGCGGCTGATAACGAAATATACATAAATCAATCTGGTACCACTGTAAACATAGATTTAGAACAGCTTGGATCTGGCAATATTATAGGAGGACTCTTATCCTCAGCTGGATCCCTAACCCCTTTCGACATGGACGGCAATGCTTTTACGCTTGACATAAACCAAATCGGTGATACCAATAAATTTCTTGGAGATATATGGGGAGATAACGTAACAGGATTTTTTGAGTTTGATGGCGATAGCAATACTTTTACAATACAAGGCGATCCTACAAATACCTACGGTATTGATAACTCAAATTATAACGTCGATGTAACTGGTAGCACTAACACCTTTACCCTTAACCACGGCACAACTGCACTTGCCGCTACACTTGATCTTGATTGGATAATTAACGGTACTGGGAACCAAGTCACAAGTAATATTAACTATGACGGAGCCACAAATTATATAGACGTGGATGGAAATTCGAACACAATTAATTTTACTGGTTCTGGATATGCAGGTGGCTACTTTTATTTAGATCAAACTGGTAATAATATGACCTTCAACGTGCAACAACTGAGTACCCAAGACAATGACTGGCTTAAGATCATATCTATATCCAACAACACAGGCAGTAATACTTCTACTGTTTGTGTCATTCAAAACGACCAAGGCACAAGCACAAGCTGCTGATATAGGCGATATATCTGAGCTTAACGGCCAAGCACAAATCGTTAGAGATCAAGCCTATCCAGCAGAGATACAGTTTGCTATTCAGCAAAACGATGAGGCTATAACAAACAACGGCCGCATGGCCATAACTTTTTTAGATGATAGTACGGTCCGACTGACCGAGCACAGTCAGCTTATTGTAGACGAATATATTTTTGATCCAGATCCATCTAAATCTAAAATGGCCCTTACTTTCGGCCTTGGTACAGCTAGGTTTATAACTGGCAACCTAAACCGTATAGATAAGCAAAACATAAAGCTAAAAACACCGACTGCAAACATCGCGATTAGAGGAACAGATTTTTCGGTTACGGTGGACGAATTGGGCAAAAGCCTTATAGTATTACTTCCAGATGCTTTGGGTTTATCAAGCGGTGAGATTGAAGTAATTACTGCTACAGGATCTGTTTTATTAAACAAACCGTTTCAAGCAACAACTATTTCGGTTTTTGAAAGCAATCCAAGCAAACCAGTAATATTAGATCTTAGTTTAGAAATGCTTGATAACATGCTTATCGTTACGCCACCAGAAGAAAAAGAACAAATAAGCGATGCACAAGTATCTGCAAAACAAAACAATGTTTTAGATTTTAATGACTTAGATGTAGATTACTTGGCAGAAGATTTTTTAGGTGGTGACGATTTAGCTTTTACAGAGCTAGATATAAACTACTTAGACGTTAATTTTTTAGAAGATATGCTTAATGTTTTAGATGCTTTAGAAGTGCAAGAGGAAGAGGATCAACTACAGCAAGCTACTGGTATCAAGATTGCTGGTACAGCAATAGGCCAGGACACAGAAACGCAGATCACAACTATTGTTACAGGCCAAATTGTAAGTTTGCGAAGGAATGTTAGCGGCTCTGCGCGTATTGATATAGACGGCAGTGGATCATATACCGTTATCTTTATACAAGATGGTAAGTCAAATGTTGTTAGAGTAAATGGTGGATCTGACTCTACTATAAAAATAACCCAGAGTAATTAATGAAAAGACTATTGTTACGTATACTTATAATACTAATTTTACCTTTGGTGTTTCAATCAACACCGACAGAAATACTAAAACTTAAAATATTTGATGCGCTGGTTGCAGAACAAGAACCTTCTGGTAACTTTGTTGTTTTAAATATTACAGAAGAAGATGTAGCAAAAGAAGGTGGCTGGCCCTTTCCGCGTCAAACTCTCGCACAAATACAAATAGATCTTATTAACGCAGGAGCTATTGGAGTTGGATGGGTTATAGCTTTTCCGCAAGCAGACAGAATGGGTGGTGATGAGGTTTTTGCAGAAACACTCGGATATGCACCTTCTGTGTTAGCAATGTTTGAAAACGACAATGGTAAATATCCAAAAACTACAGGAACAATAATAAAAGGCAATGACGTCGGTGGTATGCTTACTCCAGGTGTAGTACAAAATATCAACATACTACAAAATAATGCAAATCAAGGTATAGCTACTGCACCAGTTGACATAGACAACTTGGTAAGACGAATACCATTATTATTAAAAACACCAGACGGCTATGTTTCTTCTTTTGGCACAGAAGTTTTAAAAGTATTAACTGAAACCAGAAGCTATATTATTACCACGAATGAAAATGGCATACAAGAAATTGCAGTCAGAGGATTGCCACCAATACCTACAGATAATTTTGGAAGAAAATGGATCAGCTGGGTAAAAACACCAGAAACAAATTTAGAAGAAATGAATGTTGCTGGTAAATTTGTATTTATCGGAATTACCGCCGCAGGAATCCAACCACAAATTGCAACTCCAGTCGGTTTACTAGAACCTCACAAGATTCAAGCAGCATTATCTGAGTCAATCTTGATACAAAACTCTCCACAGGTCCCAGATTGGCATCTAGCGGCCGAAATTTTAATTTTTGCAATATTTGTGTCGCTGACATGGCTTGTAATCAATTATCTCGGTATAACCAAGGGTGTAAGTATGGCTGTAATTTTGTTAAGCACAGCGGCTTTCTCAGAGATTTTTAGCGTTCAAAAAGGTTATTTAATCGATTTTTCATGGACTTTTGTATCACAGTTCATTACAGGCTCTATTGCCTTCTATCTAAACTTTAGAAAACAGTTTAAATTACGTCAACAAATCAAAAAACAATTTGAACATTATTTGGATCCAAGACAAGTAAAGCAACTCCAGGACAATCCAGATCTACTTAAACTCGGTGGCGAAAAAAAATATTGCACATTTTTATTTACAGATCTTCGTGGTTTTACATCTTTGAGTGAAAAACTGCCACCAGAAGAAGTCACCGACATAATGAATAAAACTTTAACGGTCCAGGTAAACGCTGTGCAAAAATTAGGCGGTATGACAGATAAATTTATTGGGGACGCAGGCATGTTTATATTCGGAGCTCCTTTAGATCTTGAAGATCACGAAACTAAAGCAGTCCAGGCTGCAATGGATATACAAGCAGGTATTACAGAGCTCAATAAAACTTTATCTACACCAGTCCAGGTGGGCGTTGGAACCCAATCTGGATTTGCAGTGATTGGAAATATGGGATCGGATACTCGGTTTGATTATTCGGCAATCGGTGATCCTGTAAATACAGCTGCAAGATTAGAGTCGGCAACCAAAGAAGTTGGTGTAGATATTTTAATTGGGCAAGAAACTGCAAAAAATTGCAAACTTGTGTTAAAGTCTCTAAAACCTATTAAAGTAAAAGGTAAAAAAGACGAACTTAAGATATGGACGGTATAAATGAGTAAAGTATTATTTGGTGTAATAGGAGTTCTTGTTTTGGTTAGTGGTTTTCTCTACACGCAGAATAAAAATCTTGTAAGTATTAACCAAGCGTATGAATTACGAGACGTTGAACAAAAACAAGCAATAGAATCTTTGCAAAATGATTTTGCATTACAAACACAGGGATTGATAGATTTACAATCTAAAACTCAAGTAATTCAAAATGAAATGAACAGATATTTAGATATTTTCAAAAGACATAACCTTACAAAATTAGCTGCTGCAAAGCCAGGGTTAATAGAACCAAGAGTTAATAAAGCCACTAAGGAGGTATTTGATGGCATTGAACAAGACAGTCGCAGTATTGACAATCTTGATGATGGCTTGCAGTTGCAGTCTGATTCCAACTAAAAAAGTTGAAATAATATCAAAGCCTGTTGAACGTACAATTGTTCAACCAATATTGCCGAGAGAAATAGATTTAAAAGAACCCTATTGGTATGTAGTATCTGCACAAAACTTAGATGAATTTTTGTTGCAAATAGAAAAAGACCAAAGCCAGGTTGTTTTTTTTGCAATGTCTGTGCCCGATTACGAACTTATGGCCTACAACATGCAAGAACTAAAAAGATACATAAATGAACTAAAAGAAGTTGTCGTGTATTATAGAAAAGTAACAATAAAACAGGAAAAAGAAAATGAGTAAAGCACCAGATGCCTTTGTATATAATTGCCAATTAGATCGCGTGATCGACGGTGACACTTTTGACTGCATAATCGACCTTGGTTTTGATGTCAAATTACACAAACAAAGAGTACGTTTAAGCGGTATAGATACTCCAGAATCTAGGACTAGAGATTTAGCAGAAAAGAAACTAGGCCTTGCTGCAAAGGAAAGATTAAAAGAACTATGTGTCGGAAATTTTAAAATCAAATCACTTGGCAAAGGAAAGTACGGCAGAATATTGGGGATTCCTTATGATGAAAATGGTGAAGATATTTGTAAAATACTTATTAAAGAGGGCCATGCGGTCGAATATCACGGTGGAAAAAAAACTAAAGTCTGGGGAGACTATTAATATGAAAATATCACAAGAAGGTTTATCGTTAATTAAAAAGTTTGAAGGATGCGAATTAAAAGCATATCACTGCGCCGCAGGAGTTCCTACAATCGGGTATGGATCTACTCATGGTGTATCTATGGATATGGAGATTACTCAAGAAAAAGCTGACGAATTGTTAATGGAAGACGTGGCTAAGTTTGAAGAAGCTGTCACCAAAGCAGTAAAAGTTCCCTTAGAGCAAAATCAATACGATGCTTTGGTTTCCTGGACTTTTAATTTAGGGCCATCAAATTTGAGTAGTTCAACCATGCTGCGTGTTTTAAATGAAAAAAAATATGACGAAGTTCCAGCACAAATTAAACGCTGGAATAAGGCTGGCGGGAAGACACTCCAGGGACTTATTAGAAGAAGGGATGCGGAAGCCTTACTATTCGAGGGTAAGGAATGGCACGAAGTATAGCGATATGTAATACTACACCTAGGCGTAATACGCTTAGAGCTGAGTTGCATAAAATATCGTCGCTACCTTGTTTCTCAGCTCGTTTATGAGTGAAGTATCTTTTAAAGATTTTGATATTTTATCTGAGCAAGATAAGGCTGAGGCTGTTGCCTTATTGCATAGATATGATCAATTAGAAAAACAAGATGGTTGTCAACAAGACTTTATAACTTTCATAAAACACATGTGGCCCGACTTTATTGAAGGATCCCATCATAAAATTATTGCTGAAAAATTCAATAAAATTGCCGATAACAAACTTAAAAGATTAATAGTTTGCCTACCGCCTAGACATTCAAAGTCTGAGTTTGCATCAACTTTTTTTCCTGCTTGGATGATGGGCAGACGTGGTAATCTAAAAATTATACAAACAACTCATACAGCTGAACTAGCTGTTAGGTTCGGCCGTAAAGTAAGAAACATAATAGACAGCGAAGATTATCAACATGTTTTTCCAGATCTCCAACTACAAGCAGATAACAAATCAGCTGGCCGTTGGACAAGTAACCAAGAAGGTGAGTTCTTTGCAGCTGGTGTTGGTGGTGCTATTACAGGTCGTGGTGCGGATCTATTGATTATTGATGATCCACATTCAGAACAAGATGCGCTATCCCCGAAAGCATTAGAATCAGCTTACGAGTGGTACACATCTGGTCCAAGACAGCGTTTACAGCCTGGTGGAATTATTGTGATAGTAATGACTAGATGGAGCACAAAAGATCTGGTTGGTAAAGTATTAAACAAACAAGGCGATGAAAACGCAGATCAATGGGAAGTCGTTGAGTTTCCTGCAATCTTACCAGATTCTGAAAAACCTTTATGGCCAGAGTTTTGGAAAAAAGAAGAGTTGCTTGGTGTTAAAGCCTCATTACCTATATCTAAATGGAACAGTCAGTGGATGCAAAATCCAACAGCTGAGGAAGGATCTATAGTCAAAAGAGAATGGTGGAATAGATGGGAAGAC